GGCGACCGGCTGAACAGCTTTTGTAAAGAAATGGACGACTACGCCATCAAAATCCTGCGCGGAACAGCCACCGCGGAGGATTTTTTTGTAGACATCTACGCTCCGGATCCGGAGGATGACATCTGGGACGAGAACAACTGGCAGAAATCCTGCCCGTTCACGTTCACCGACCCGGAGCTGATCGGAATCCTCCGGCAGGATGCGCAGACTGCTCGCGATATGGGCGGCTCTGATCTGCGTGACTTCATCGTCAAGTCCCTCAACATGTGGACAAAGAACACCGATGACAGCTTCATCGACGTGGATAAATGGAAGGAATGCGGGAGTGAACGCACGCTCCGTGAAATCGTTGATGCGGGTATTCTGGACTGCTGGGTCGGCATCGACCTGTCCAGCGGCGGCGACCTGACGAGCATTTCCCTGCTCTTCCCGCTGGGTGACGGCAGATTCTACATCTGGTCGCACAGCTTCATGCCGAGGGGCAGACTGAACGAGCACATCGAGACTGACCTTGCCCCCTACGATATCTGGGTAGACAGCGGACTGATTACCGTAACCGGCGGTGAGATGGACTTCATGACGGACTACAAGTTCATCCTGAAATACCTGTCTGACCTGAGAAAGTCGCTCGGACTGCGGTTTTACGGCATCGGCATCGACCCTGCCAATGCAGCGGGCATACTACAGGACTTAGAAGCCTACGGCTGCCCGGTCGTGACGATCACGCAGAGCGCCCGGAGCCTGAACAGCGCCACAGTGGATATGCGTCTGCTGGTCAAGGGCGGAAAGGTCGAATATGACCGTCAGAACGAGCTGCTTACATGGTCGTTCACCAATGCGGCAGTCGTGAAAAATTCGTTCGAGGAGATCAAGATCGACAAGCTCCGGCAGGCGGGTCACAAGCAGGAGTACAAGCGCATCGACCCGGTGGATGCGGTAATTGACGCTTATGCGCTGATGCTGATCTCACAGGGCAGCAGCGCACCGGTCAACGTGAACGAAGCGCTGGACGAATATCTGGAACAGATGGGATGGAGGTGAGACTGTGACAATTGCAAAACGATTCCGCGCGGCATGGAACGTCCTGACAGGCAAGAGCTTTCACGACGCGAATCTGGAAGCGCTGATGGATTTTCTCGGCATTTCCCGCGGCACAAGCGGTGATGCTCTGAAGGAGGCAACCTATTTTGCCTGCGTGAAGGTGCTTAGCGAGAGCCTCGGCAAGATCCCCATTAAGGTCAAGCAGCACACGCCGAAGAGCGGGACAGTTTCCATGCACGAGCACCGGTTCTACAGTGTCCTGTACATGCGCCCGAATCCCTACATGACGGCATCTACCTTCTGGGGTCTGATGGAGACATGCCGTAACCATTACGGCAACGCCTATGCGCTGATCTACGACAGGGATCCGCTGCACCCGAAGCTGTTCCCACTCCATCCGAACGATGTGACCGTGTACTATGACGATGCCCGCCAGCTCGCTGATGTACCGGATGTGTACTACCGCTACACGCACGGCACGACAAACCTTGTCTTTTCGTCCGCGGAGGTGCTGCATTTCAAGAATTTCCTGACGCGGGACGGCATCATCGGTATCCCGACCCGCCAGCAGATCGCGGATGTCATTCATGGCGCGGAGCAGGCGCAGACCATGCTGAACGGACTGTACAAATCCGGCATGACCGCAAAGGCAGTGCTGCAATACACCGGCGGGCTGAATGACGCCAGCGTCGAAGCGCTGAAAAAAGGCATTCAGGACTATGCATCCGGCAAGGATCAGTCCGGTACGAGCGGCATCATCCCGATCCCACTGGGATTTACGCTCACGCCGCTGAATATCAAGCTGACGGATTCGCAGTTCCTTGAATTGAAGCAGTACAGTGCCTTGCAGATTGCGGCGGCATTCGGCGTCAAGCCGGATCAGATCGGCGACTATACCAAGTCCAGCTACGCAAGCTCCGAGGGGCAGCAGCTATCATTCCTGATCGACACAATGCTCTTCATCCTCAAGCAGTATGAGGAGGAACTGTCCGCTAAGCTTCTGACACAGGAGGAGCGCGAGCAGGGCTTCATGGTCAAATTCAACACGAGGGTGCTGCTCCGTGCTGACCAGCTCACGCAGATCAATACCCTCAGCACGGCGGTGCAGAGCTATCTGTATACGCCCAATGAAGCGCGAGATTTTCTCGACATGCCTGCGGTAGACTATGGCGACAAGCTCATCGGAAACGGCTCGACAATACCGCTGGATATGGTCGGGATACAGTATCAAAACCAAAAGGGGGCTACATAAATGGAAGATACGAAGATTCCGGGCTTGGTGCAGAAATCTGCCAGTCTGAGCGCCGGAGAGGTTACGGACAGGCAGCTTGCCAAAATCAACAAATACACGCTGGAGCCGCTGACGGCGGAGCAGGTGTTTGCATTCAATGCAGTCTTGTGCGATAACAAAGTAGATCGCGACTTTGAGCGATTTTCAGAGAAAGCACTTGACGATCTGCGGAAAATGTTTGTCGGCAGGACGGTCATCAAGGATCACCGTCCCAGTGCAGACAGTCAGATCGCCCGCATCTACGACACAGAGCTGGTCAAGGGCGAGCTTCTGCCGAACGGCGAGCCGTACACACAGCTCATTGCGCACTGCTACATGGTCAGAACTGCTGGCAATGCCGACCTTATCACGGAGATCGTCGGCGGCATCCGCAAGGAGGGCAGCATCAGCTGTTCCGTCAGCAAATGCATCTGCTCCGAGTGCGGTGCAGATAACCGCAAGGCTTACTGCCAGCATTACAGGGGCAGGAAGTACAGCAAGGGAGAGCCTTGCTACTTCACGCTGGACGGCGCAAAGGATGCCTACGAGTTCTCGCTCGTTGCCGTTCCCTCACAGAAGGCGGCGGGCGTTTCCAAATCCTACACCGGCGTAACGGTGTACGAATCCGATCAGCCGCAGGAGTCCCCTGCTGATGATACAACCGAAAAGGAGCTGAGACAGCGCATCCGCGTGATGGCGCTCAGAGCCAGAACACAGAAGGAGGAAATCTGATATGAAGTCGAATTACGCACAGAAGATCAAGGAGCTGAATGCGCAGATCGCGCAGTGTACCGAGAACGCACAGAAGTTTCTTGAGGACGGCCCCGCAAAGGATGTCGCCAAGGCAACGGAGATGCTCGATCAGGCGGAAGCACTGGAAAAAGAGCGTTCTGCTGCGGAGCGTCTGCTTTCCAAGGAGAAGGCGGATGCCGCAGAGGAGATCGGCGAGAGCATTTCTGCATCGGAGAAGTCCGAGAAAGCATTTGCAGATGCGGCACGTTCCGGCTTTGCGGTATCCAAGGACATGAGCGAGGGTACCAATGCGGACGGTGGCTATACCGTACCGGAGGACATCCGTACCCGCGTCGAGCAGTACCGTGACGCGAAGTTCTCTCTGCGTCAGCTCGTCGATGTGGAGAATGTCACCACCAAGTCCGGCAGACGCACCTTCCAGAAGCGTGCGCAGCAGTCTGCGTTCTCCAAGATCAGCGAGGGCGGCAAGGTCGGTAAGCGTGCGACACCGCAGTTTGAGGTGCTGAGCTACAGCGTTGAGAAGTACGGCGGCTATATGGCAGTGACCAACGAGCTGCTGGAGGACAGCGACGCCAATATCACCCAGACGATGGTCAAGTGGCTCGGCGATGCTGCCCGTGTGACGGACAACGCACTCATCCTCGATGCCATTGCGACAAAGGATGCAACGACCATGTCCTACATCGAAGACCTTAAATATCAGGTGATCGTAACGCTCGGTCAGGCGTTTGCAGATACCTGCACCATCATCACCAATGATGACGGTCTGCTTTGGATGGATACCCTCAAGGATCTGGAGGGCAGACCGCTCCTGAAAAACGGCGCGACCGATGTGCTGCCGCCCAGAATCGCGATCGGCACCAGAAATATTCCTGTCCGCATCATCCCGAACACTGACCTTCCGACCGAGCCGGAGTACGGCGCAACCGAGGACACGACCGTAAAGGCGGGCAAGACCTACTACACGCGCAGCGGCTCCGGAACTTCGCAGTCTCCGTATGTATACACGCCTGTCGAGAATCCGACCGGCAACCCCAAGACCAGCAGCTATTACGAAGTGACTGCATCGCTCATCCCGATGATCCCCGGCGACTTCAAGGAGGCTGTCAAGATCTTCGACCGCAAGACCCTCCAGCTCAAAATGTCGGATACTGCCGTAGCAGGCTCCGGTAACGACCAGCTCAATGCATTCGAGGACGATCTGACCCTCATTCGTGCGCTGGAGAGGCTGGATGTCAAGGTCAAGGATGCCGCTGCATTCGTCAACGGCAAGCTCAGAATCCCGGTAACGGGCTAAGTCAGGAGGGCAGCACATGGCAGTGATCACAGTGCAGGAAGCTTTGCAGCATCTCGGCATCGACTATGCGGACGAGATGGTCACGCAGAACGTGACGACCGCTGTCAGCGCGGCCGACCTCACGCTCAAGGGCGCTGTCGGTGCGGATGTGGAGACTTTGCTGCCCAATGATGCGCGGGCAAAGCAGCTCGCGCTCCTCTACATGGAGGACTACTACAACGAACGCTCGCTGACGGATGCAGGCACCAAACAGGGCGCCGCGCACCGGATGCAGGTGACGATCCTCGAATGGCAGCTCAAGCTTGAACTGCGCCGTCTGCGGGAGGCATCCTCATGAGCCGGGTCTACGATAAGTCCGTCACGATCCAGATGCAGGACGAGGAGACGGAGATCTGGACAGATCTCCTCGGCAAGCCCCTGCACGCCCGCGTCAATACGGCGACCGGAAAGGTCGGCTTTGCCGCGGATGCAGACCAGTTCCATGCGCAGATGGTGTTCGAGTTCCGGTATATGTCCGTTCTGGAACAGCTTCGGTACACGCCGCAGCTTTTCCGTCTGTGTTACAGGGGGCATACCTACCATGTCGTCGGCTATGATGACTACCTCGAACAGCACAGAACCGTCAGAATCACGGGGGCGCTGTATGAGTAAAGAACTGATCTCTCCCGCCGATCTGAGCGCCGTTCTCACCGAGGAGCTGACAATCTACGCGGAGGATGTCCAGAAGAAGATCGACAAGGCCGGAAAGACGGCGATCGACGAGCTGGTGCGTATCACCAAGGACACCGCGCCGTTTGACATCCGGCATCACGGGAAGCATTTTGCGGACTGCATCGCGTCAAATACCCGCAAGCAGGGGCAGACCGGCACCGTCTACACATGGTATGTAAAGCCGCCATGCTACCGCCTGACACATCTGCTGGTACACGGTCACATGAACCGCACCGGCACTGGCAGAGTCAAGGGCGACCCATTCCTGCACAATGCATGGGATAAGGTGCGGAAGCAGTATGAGAAGGACGTAGAGGAGGCGGTGAAGGGTGAGAAATCGTAGTGCAAAGCATGAAAAATTGGGGAAAGCATCACCATATTCGACCTTTGCGCCGCAGGCGGATTGGGAGAATGATGCCCGCGGGGGCTCCCCGCCGACCTTTGCCCCGCAGGGGCATTGGGAGGCATCTGCCCGCGGGGGCTCCCCCGCAGGAGGCGATAAAGGGTGGTAAATAACATTCTGCAAGCCGTCGGCATCCCCTATCGCCGGACGCGGTTTTTGAAGCCGCAGGCGGGTGATTACATCGTCTGGAATGACAGCATCGAAACAGACGGCGGGGACGGCATCGTGCTGTACTATCAGCATCACATCACGATCGAGCTGTACACTGCACAGCCCGCTCCTGACACGGAATCCCGCTTAGAAGCGGCACTCATCGCCCACGGGCAGCAGTTCGAGCGGCAGGAAGCCTACTGGCTGCAATCCGAACAGCGGTACCAGACGGTCTATGAATTTGATTACATCGAAAAGAGGAGGAATTGACATGCCAACTGTTACGGCAAAGCGAAAGAAGGATAACATCACCATCGGCAGCGCCCATGCGTACCTCATGGAGTTCACAGGAACCCTGCCTGCCATCGCTGCGATCTGCGTCGAAGCGAACCGCCTGGGCTACATCAAGGGCGGCGCATCGCTTGAATACACCGAGGAGACCTACACCGAAAAGGACGACCTCGGCTACGTTTCCAAGACCATCACGACCGATGAGACCGCAGTCGTCAAGCTCGGACTCATCACATGGAACGGCACGACTTTACAGAAGCTCATCGACCGCTGCACCGTTACCGAAGCCGACGGCAAGCGCACAGTCAAGATCGGCGGCGCAGGCAATGCGCAGGGCAAGAAGTACGTCCTGTGCCTGCATCACGAGGATAAGACGGACGGTGACATGTGGATCATGATCGTCGGCAGGAATACCGCCGGTGCGACCATCACGCTTGCCACCGACAACGGCTCCCTGATCGAGCCGGAGTTCACCGCCGAGCCGCACGACACCGACGGCACGCTCATCGAGATCACCGAGGAAGTAGGAACTTCTGATTAGAAAGGAGGGTTGGGGGCGCGGAGCCCGCGCTGGCGACCGACGGCGAGTCTGGATGCTGCCGAGACGGAGCAGTCCCGGGATTGGATGTGAACCCGGGGCAGGATTCTCCCAATGCGCTGACGCGCAAAGGTCGAATGCATTTCACTTCTGGGGCACATGATGCCAGCGGGGGCTCCGCGCCCCCCAAGTAAAATGAAACAGTTTGATTTTAATGCCATCGAGCAGCCGCGGCTTGCGGTGACCCTGAAGGACGGCACGGCGGTTCATCTGGAGCTGCCCACCGTGGGTCACGTTGAGCTGCTGCAGCGGGAAATCCCGGAGCTTCGGAAACACATTGCAAAGCAAGACCTCTCCGGCATCAGCCGTTATTATAGGATCCTCGCAGAGCTCATGAGCTGCAATACCGAGGAGCTGACCTTCACGGCGGAGACGCTTGAAAAGAAATACCGCATCACGGTTCCCGACATGATCGCGTTCTATGCGGCCTATCTACAGTTCATCGACGAGGCAAAGTCCGCAAAAAACTGACACTGCCGTACTACCCTTACGGCGGTACGGCAGTGCATTCCTATCCTTACCGGAGCACAAGCTTCTGGACGCATCTGGTCGCGGAGTACACGGGGCTGTCCTTGCCGGAGGTGCTGTCTCTGCGGTATCTGCAATACCTGCAATGGCGGCGTGATGCCTACATCCACCGGCTTGAACAGACCGAGCAGGGACGTGACTACCTTGACAACGCTTGGCGTATGGAGCAGACCAAGCCCGACCGTGAGAAGCTTCGCAGGCGTGCGCAGAGCCCCCGCTGACGACCGACGGCGAGTCTGGAGCAGTCCCGGGATTGGATGTGAACCCGGGGCAGGGTTCTCCCAATGCGCCGCGCGGCGGCGCATTGGGAGAATAGATTTTGAGAACCGGGTGAGCTTCCACTAAAAACCATTTCAGGAGAGGTGGAGCTTTTCCTGCAAGGCGCTTTGCAGGATCTGGGAGAAGTTCAGGTGGGCATTCTCGGCGGCGGTATTGAGCCACGCAGGGATGGTGCAGTTTTTACGGACAGCCTTGCTGCCGTACTTCTCGGCATAGGCATCCATGTCCAGCATGATGACGCTCACCATGCCGTTCTCAAATTCGTCTGCCTTGATATGCTCCGGCGCGGAGGCTGCGGGCGGTTTTTTGCCATCCTCCAGCTCATCAAGCACCCAGCCGGATGCGGCGTCAATCGCCTGCTCCAACGCTTCAGCGATGGTTTCACCCTCGGTCACACAGCCGGGCAGATCGGGAACGATCACTGTATACCCGCTGACATCACCAGGATATACACATACAGGATAAACGTATTTCATAACAATCCTCCTTTGCGGGGCTTATTTCAGCCCCGCCTGTTTGAGTATGGAATTTGCGGTCTTCGGGTCAAGGTCTTTCCCGGCGTGCATCGGGATCGTGACCTTGCCGGGCTTTGTGGGATGTACCAGTTGGAGATGGGAGCCGCGCTGCGATTTCTCCGTCCAGCCATCCGCTTTGAGTATCTTCAGGATCTCCTTTGCTGTCATTATCTCACCTCCTACTTCCTGTATCTATTATAACACGCATTATGCGCATTGTCAAGAGACTATGCAAAATTTACGCGCATAATGCATGTAGAAACTTCGACTCATTTTTTGTACAATCTGCCAACCGAAAGCCGGGTGAATCGCATTTATGGCAAGCAAAACCATCAAGGGACTGTCCATCGAGATCGGCGGTGATACCACGAAGCTCGGACAGGCGCTGAAAAGCGCCGAGGATGCGTCCAAAAAAGCATCCAAGGAGCTCAGTGAGATCAATGCCGCGCTAGAGCTCGTTCCGAATAGTGCAGAGCTGCTCATCCAGAAGCAGGATGCCCTCACGAAGGAGATCAGCGCGACCTCTGAGAAGCTGGATGTTCTGCGCGATGCTGAAAAACAGGTGCAGGCGCAGTTCGACAAGGGCGAGATCACGCAGGAGCAGTTCAAGGCGTTCCAGCGGGAGATCATCGTCACCCAGAACCGGCTTGAAGGCTATCAGAATGCTGCCAAGGAGACCGCCGACAGGCTTCAGGAGGTCGCCAGAACCTCCGGTCAGGCAGAGGACAAAACGGACGAGCTGGGCGGCACCGCAAAGCAAACGGCAAACGATGTGGAAGCACTCGGTGAGGAAGCCGGGAAGGGTGCAAAGCATGTGGACGATCTTGGTGACAACGCCGACACCGCCGGAGATAAGCTCTCTGCGGCATCGGTCGCGGCCGGGGAATTCATCGGGAATCTGGCGCTGGACGTCCTCCGGGAAGCCGTCTCCCTGCTCAAGGACATCGGGCAGGACATCCTTGACACGGGTATGGCGTTTGAAAGCTCGATGTCACAGGTCGAAGCCGTTTCCGGTGCGAGTGCCGGGCAGATGGCGCAGCTCACCGCGAAAGCCCGCGAAATGGGCGCGACCACGAAATTCTCCGCAAGTGAAGCCGCCGACGCTATGAACTACATGGCAATGGCGGGCTGGGAAACGGAGGACATGATCGACGGCATTGGCGGCGTTCTGAGCCTTGCCGCCGCATCGAACGAAGACCTTGCAACCACGTCCGACATCGTGACCGATGCGCTCACAGCGTTCGGTGCGGGTGCGGGTAAAGCCGGTCATCTTGCGGATATCATGGCTGCGGCCTCGTCCAATGCGAATACCAATGTTTCGATGATGGGCGAGACGTTCAAATATGCCGCATCCCTTGCCGGTTCGATGGGCTACACGATGGAGGACACCGCCATTGCCACCGGTCTGATGGCGAATTCCGGCATCAAGGCAACGCAGGCAGGCACGTCCCTGCGAGCGATTATGACCCGCATGGCTGCACCCACCAAGGACAGCAAAACCGCAATGGATGCGCTTGGCATCTCACTCGATGACGGCAAGGGAAACATGAAATCCCTCATGGAGATCATGCAGGAGCTGCGCGGTTCGTTCGGGACGCTGAAAATCTCGCAGGATGAATTTGAGGACGGCATGAACCGGCTCGACCTTGCACTCGAAAGCGGAGAGCTGTCCGAGGAGGAATTCTCCGCCGCACAGGATGAGCTCATTCAGAGGGCTTACGGCGCGGAGGGCGCGATGAAGGCGCAGTATGCGTCCATGCTCGCCGGAAAGAACGGGCTATCCGGATTTCTGGCGATCGTCAATGCATCGGATGCGGATTTCGATAAGCTGACGCAGCCTGTTCAGTTCCGCAGTATTGCACTTGACCTGATCCATGTGTTCGCCCTGCCGGTAGTAGACCTTGCCGTCTTTCTCATGATACGAATAGTCCTTGACCCACGGTTCGATCTGCTCCTGGCGCGCCCTAGCCGCTGCATTTCGGCG